CTTCCTGACAACAACATTTCACAGACAAACAAAGCCACTGTAGACGCTTACACAACGATTGAAACGCTTGATAAGTTGTATGACAGAGCTAAATCGTGGACTGTAGACAATCTTGCGGCAGCTAACCCAAGCTTCGGTGCTCAGGTGGCCTCTGCAAACGGCTCAGAACTCGACCTAGGCGGTTTTAACTTGGTGGTAGATGCTACGGCAGCTTCGGCTTTTGTAATCGCTGGCAGCACCCTTACAATCAATGCTACAGCCCTCAATGCAGGAAGTAAGTTCACAACCTTCAAGACTACGGGAACACTAACGCTACTGAATGGTGCTACTGTTGGCGTAAGCTACTCCACTGGCGCAGGTAGCTTCGCAGCTATCAGCATTTCAAACCTTGTTGCTAATTCGCGCATTCAGCTCTACAACGTGACTGATAGTGTTGAGCTGGCTAATGAGGTTGTGTCAGGCACAAACTATAGTGCAATCTTTGCATTCCCTGGTGTCCGCACTGTTAGGTTGCGAATCACGAAACTTGGATACCTTGATTTTGAACAATCGGGTTCATTCTTGGCAAGTGGTTTGTCATTCACAGCTTCACAACCTGTTGACAGTGTGTATGTTACCAACGCCATTGACGGAACCACAGTAACTGAGTTTATCTCAGATTTCCCCAATGTGCAGATGGACATTAGCGATCCTGATGGTGTAACGAGTGTTCAACGATTGTACGCCTGGTATCGTGATGAGATTACAACAGCCGATGGCATTCGTAACTTCTTCCGAGGCATGAGCGCATCAGATTCAGCAAACTACATCATTAACACTGCTGTGGTGAATTTGAAGCTAGACAACATTCTTACAGCGCCAGTGAAGATTATTGGCGGATACCTAGCCCGCGATGATGGAAGCACAGTGATTGCAGCAACGTCTAATTCGATTCAGATGGACCCGAGTAAGGCTTATGTTGCAGGCATTGGCAGTGTATCTCAGCAAGTTCAAGAGCTGCATGCTTTGCAAGGATTGGCTGCTGGAACACCGATGACAGTAACTCCAACAAGCAGAATTGCAGGAACGATTGAGCTGGCTATCACAGGTGACGGAAGCACCTCAACAACGGTGACTAGGGTATGAACACCTTACAGATAGCTACAAATGGCCTGCTATCCTTTAGCTTGCTTGGTGTGGCTTCTGATGGATACTTAGGAGTCTCAGACAAAAAGCTAGACTACCTAAGTATTTCAGGTAAACGCTCATCACTTTGGCAGCGGAGACAAGATGCACTAGCAGCGTTGAAGAAAGACCTCTGGTATCTGTATCAGGATGAGAACGAGCCAGAAGTAAAGACAACGCTTAACGAAGTAATTAACGATGACTTCTCAAAGCTGGAAGAACTGATAAAACTGCTTACACAGCATTTGGCTGAGAAGCAGCTCATAGCAGCTAAAGCAAGCAGAGAAGAATACGTCAACGCTTTGTTAGCAGCGCAGAAGATGAAGAAAATTGTAAGGCAACAAAAGGAAGATAAAATCTTTATCCTTCTTTTTTAACAGTGAGGAATTTATGGCTGACAACACAGAATTGAACCCCGGTGTAGGTGGCGATGTTATTGCTTCCGATGATATTGGTGGCGTTAAATATCAACGAGTCAAACTAGGTTGGGGTGGCGATGGTGTTTATAATGAGGTAGACGCATCCCTTCCGTACCCTGTTTCTTCTTACAGTGCCCCATTAGCGCCTTACAGCTTCACTCAAGCAGGGGCCATTACAATTAACACCGATCTGTTGGTGATTGATTGTATCGGTCTTAAATCGCTTATGGTGCAATGTACCTCTATGGGCACCAGTGGCGTTGTTACATTGCAGTGGAGTAATGATCCATCGTTTAACGTAATCGCTTCTGCATCTTTGTTTGGTAGCGATGGTGCCATTGCCACTACGTTTAACGGCGCTGCTGTTCGGGTTGCTAACGTGTTTGCTCGTTACGCTCGTTTGCGCCTCACCACAGCAGCTTCGGCAGGTACTACAACCTTTGCAGTGTGGGGAAGCACTGAATACTACACTCCAGTGACTACAACGCAGGGTGTTAGCATTGCTTCACTGCCGTCACTCCCAGCAGGCACTAACCTTACAGGGGATAACGGTGTTCAATACCGCGCTAACAACACTGGTGCTGCTGGCCTTGTGTCTGTTTTGTCTCCAGCTACCCCTGCCGCTGCAACGATCAAAGGTTCAGCAGGTAGGTTGATTGGATGGCAATTACACAATGGCTCAACGGGTGTTCGTTCCGTTAAGTTGTTCAACGCTACAGCACCAACGCTAGGAACTACAGCAGCAGTGTTTGAGATCGACATTCCTGTTGGTGGCCGCGCTGAGATTGTTCTTGACGGTGGTATTGGCTTTGCCACAGCGATGACTTACAGCGTTACGGCAGCTAAAGGATTGACGGACAACACTGCCACTGGCCTTGCAGCTAACGATGTTAGTGGTAGTTTCTTCTTCGCCTAATCATGCTATTAGCACTCCATAACAACCTAGTTCCGGCTGTTATACCTCCGAGGAATTATCTTTATCCTGGTGGTACAGAGCTGGCATTATGGCAAGAGAAGGAGAACAGACGAAGGCAGCTAAGAGCTACACTCCAATACCTTTACGCTGATGAAAACAGCCTAAAAGGTAAGCTGTTCAAAGTGATTCACAAAGATTTCCCCGACGAAGAAGATTTAGAGAGTTTGCTTGTTACCCTACGTCGCAAGATGGCGTTTACACCACATCTGATGACGGATACGGAGATTAAGCAATACTCTAAAGCTATCCTAGCGGTAGAAGATTTACGCAAGGTTCCCGATGAACCTGGGGATGAGTACGAAAAACTATTCTAAGGAGTGCCCCTTTAATGGACAAGCAAGCTCTAACAAAATATTATGAAGATTTGATTGACACTTTCTCTACAGATGGATGGAAGCTGATAATGGAGAAAGTGAAAGAGATTCGGGCATCTGTCTCAGATATTTCTTATTGCAAAGATCAAGATGAATTTCTATTCAAGAAAGGCCGAGTAGCAGAACTAGACTACTGGCTTTCGTTTGAAAGATTGCATCGTGACGCTTACAAGGAGATTGAAAATGAGACGAATGTTTGAATTTGCATGTGACAGCGGGCACATTACCGAGAAGTTCATTGACGAAACAGTGAAACAGGTAGAGTGTTCCGTATGCGGTGAGGTAGCTAATCGCATTATGTCGTCGGTGAGGTGTTCTCTAGAGGGCATTACGGGAGATTTCCCAGGTGCTTATGCTAAGTGGAACAAAGTTCACCGAGAAGCTAACAGGGTAGCCAAGAAGCGCAATGAATAATTGTCCTATAAACAGTTTTATCTGTCAGGAGTAAATAATGACCGAAAACAACGAATTGCAAGACCAAGAGTTTGCTAGTTTTGATGATGTAGATAGCCAATCTGCACCGCAGAGCTATCAAGAACCAACGCCACAGGAGGATGATGACATTCCTGAGAAGTATCGTGGTAAGTCTCCAAAAGAGATTGCGAAGATGCACCAAGAGGCTGAAAAGCTCATTGGCAGGCACAGTCAAGAAGTCTCCGAGTTGCGCAAGCTAGCAGATGATTTGATTAAGCAACAATCCGGTGCCAAGGTCGAACCCAGCCCTGAGATTGATTTCTTTGATGACCCGACTACTGCTGTTCGGAAAACCATTGAGAATACACCAGAAATTCAAGAACTTCGCCAACTTAATCATCAGTTGAAGATTGAGAAGGTGCATAAGTATTTGACTGAGAAACATGGAGACTACCAAGCTCTTGCTAACTCCCCTGACTTTGTAGAATGGGTTAAAGGTAACAAGAACCGAGTCGATACGTTCCTCAAAGCTCAAAACAACTTTGATCTTGACGCTGCTGATGACCTAATCACTACGTTCAAAATTCAGCGTAATACGCAACCAACGAGTGAAGGACAACAGCAACTTCGAGATAAGCAGCTTAAATCTGCTGGCGTAGAGAACAGTGGTAGCACCTCTGGCGCAGCAAAGAAAGTTTACCGTAGGGCCGATTTAATCCGGCTTAAGAAAGAAGACCCACGCCGATACGAAAAGCTACAACCTGAAATTATGCTTGCGTATCAAGAAAAGCGTATTCGATAACTGTTTTTAGGAGAATAATTTATGGCAACAGCAGCATATCCTGGTTCCGGTACCTCAGTCGTTACCAAAGCCAACGCCGACTCGTTTATCCCAGCATTGTGGTCTGATGAGATTATTGCGTCGTATGAGAAAAGCCTTGTTATGGCTAACCTCGTTCGTCGCATTAACCACAAAGGCAAAAAGGGTGATTCGATCATCATTCCAGTGCCTACCCGAGCAACTGCAACCCAAAAGGCAGCAGCTACGGCAGTTAGTATTACGGCTGACCTCGAAACCTCCATCACTGTGAACCTTGACCAACACTGGCAAGTGAGCAAGTTCATTGAAGATATTGCAGACGTGCAAGCCCTTTCTTCGATGCGCGCTTTTTACACCGATGACTTCGGTTATTCGTTGGCTAACGCTGTGGATAGCTCGATCTTGGCCCTTGGCCGTCAGTTCAACAACGGCACCACGGCTCTGACCTACACGACTGCTTTCATTGGCGGTGATGGCACCACGTTGTATAACTCTGGAACCCCTAACGCCAACAACCTGACCGATGCGGCCATTCGTCGTACCATTCAGCGTCTTGACGATAGTGACACCCCGATGGATCGTCGCTATTTCGTCATTGCCCCTTCGCAACGTAACGTTCTGATGGGTCTTGATCGTTACACCATCTTCAACAGTGTTGGTGAAAGCGGTAAGGGCAACACTGTGCGTAACGGCTTGATTGGTGACTTGTATGGCGTGGAAGTGTTCGTGACCAGCAAGGCTGAAACCGCCACTGGCGCAGCTCGCGCTAACCTGATGTTCCACGCTGATTCGTTGGTGTTTGCTGAACAGCTTGGTGTCCGTACCCAAACGCAATACAAGCAAGAATACCTGTCTGATTTGATGACTGCCGACACCTTGTATGGTGTGCAAATTCTCCGTAAGGGTGACATTGCCTCTGTGCCTAGCGGTGGCTTTGCTCTGATGACTCCGTAAGAAAGGATTGGGGAGCTGACCACTCCCCTTTTCATTACTATGGCATTCTTCAAATACAAAGATGGACAAGTGCATGAATACAAAGACCCGCAAGACATTGTATTCTTGAGTAATCACCCTGATTTCGTGGAGGTAAAAGAAGCCCCAAAGCAAGAGGAAGCAAAAACACCAGTAGCCAAGAAGCGGGTGTGATATGGTCGATAACCTCCAAGATTATCTTAATATCGCCCTAGGTGTTTCGGCTACTGTGTTTGGTTGGTTTGGCCGCACTCTTTGGGGTGCTGTTCAAGACCTCAAGAAAGACTTGAGTGATCTGCAACGGCATCTGCCAGAGAACTATGTAGCCAAACAAGATTTCCAGCGCTCGGAAGATCGTATCGTTTCAATCCTTAACCGAATTGAAGCCAAGATTGACAGCAAAGCAGACAAGGAGAAATGAATGTACAAAGAATTTAAGGGTAAACGGAAAACTGGCAACGATGGTAGTAACAAGAAACCATCAATGGGCCAATCCCCAGCAGTTAAAACCGTGAGTAGCATGCCACCTAAAGGAGGCGCCAACAAAGGCCCAGGTAAGAAAACCAGTAAAGGCATGGGCTGCTGATAATTACCGCCAAAGCTAAGGAGACACTATGCCGATTTACAGAGGTGAAATAATCAACCGCATTGGAACATCAAGAGAATCTCAAACTGCTTTGGCGGGTCAAACAGTGTTTACTCTCAGTGATATCTCTTATGCGGTCAACAGCAACAGCCTTCGGGTGTTTGTCAACGGAATCCGCTACTATCCGCCTGACATTCAAGAACTAAGCAGCACAGCAGTAGGTTTTGTTGTTGGTCTTGAAGTGGGCGACAATGTATTGTTTGAGGTGGTGAGCTGATGACATACCTTGAAATTGTAAACAAAGTGTTGCGCAGGCTTCGTGAATCAGAAGTCACTAGCGTCAACCAATCAAAATACAGCCGTCTTATCGGACAATTGGTGAACACAACCAAGAGTGAAGTGGAAAAGGCTTGGGGTTGGCAACAGCTTCGTGGAACTGCCACTGTCAACACTGAGGCCGGTAAGTTTCGTTACTCACTCACTGACGTGCTCCAAGGCTTCACCATCCTTGACGTAATCAACGACACAGCGAACAACTACCTTACACCCCTAACATCCACCAAGATGAACGAGTTGTATCTGATTGATCCAATCCCGCAAGGAACCATTGGAAATTACCACATCAACGGATACGACAACAATCTGAATCCTGTCGTTGACTTCTACCCGGTTCCAGACTTGCCACAAGTGATTCGATTCAACATCGTAGCTCCACAGATTGAAATGGAGAATGACACTGATGTTCCTTATGTGCCTTGGGAACTTCTTTACCTTGGTGGCTATGCAAGGGCTGTGGAAGAACGTGGTGAAGATGGTGGTGTTGCCGCTAGCAGGGCATTTGGTGAATACCAATCCCGTATGTCTGATTTCATCGCTCTTGAAGCCAATCAATACCCTGACGAAATTACCTGGACTGCCGCATGACAAAACCATTGCAAAACTTTTCCGTTATCGCTCCGGGTTCTAGGGGCATCAATACCCAAGATTCCAGTGTGGCACTAGAGAATGGTTTTGCTCTGGAAGCCTGGAACTGTGTGATTGATAAAGAAGGTAGACTGGCCAGCCGTAAGGGATTCTTCTTGCGCTCTGCTGCCAATGTTGCCTTGGGAAGCAACACCATTAGGGCTGTTCGTGAGTTTGTGCAGAGTGACGGTACAGTGCAATATGTCAGTGCTGGGAACAGCAAACTGTTTAAAGGGTTAGACACCCTCACTGAAGTTACTCCAGCAGCGTACACAATCACCGATAGCAATTGGGTGTTTGCTGACTTGAACAGCAGATGTTACCTGCTACAGCATGGACAAGAACCTTTGATCTACGCTGATACAGGTAGTGGCTATGTCATGACCAAAATGACAAGCTTTGTAGGATACAATCCACCTTCTATCGGGATTAACTGGAACAACGTAAGAACTGGTATCAGCGCCCTAGGCCGCCTCTGGTGCGCTACAGACACCACAGTGTATTTCAGTGACCTACGCAACGGGTTTGTCTGGAACACTGGAACAAGTGGCAGCTTGCAACTCACTGATGTTTGGCCGGACGGAACTGACACTGTTCAAGCCTTGGCAGTGCATAACAACTTCCTCATCATCTTTGGTAAACGCAGCATCTTGGTTTACAATAATGCCAACATTCCTGCTAACCTGAGCTTGGCTGACACCATTGTAGGCACTGGTTGTATCTCACAACAAACTGTGCAGAGCATCGGCACTGATTTGTTGTTTGTCAGTGAGAATGGCTTACGTAGTTTTGCCCGTGTTGTGCAAGAGAAGTCAATGCCCATGCGAGACATTTCAAAGAATGTACGCGATGACTTCTTGACTGTGGTGCTGTCTGAGGTGGCAGATAGGCTACGAAGTGTTTATTACGAGCGTGACGCTTTTTACCTTCTGATGTGCCCAGCTACAAAGCAAGTATGGTGTTTTGACACCAGGGGAGCATTGCAGGATGGCAGCTTACGGGTTACTCGCTGGGACAAAATCACATTCACAAGCATGGCAGCTACACGTGATCGTAAACTATACCTTGGCGTTGTTGGTGGAATTGCAGAATACAGCAACTATCGGGATGGCACTGTCAAATACACAATGAAGTATCGTAGCACTCATTTTGACATGGGGAGTGCTAACATGACGGTAATTCCTAAGAAGTTTAGCCTCATTGCAACAACGTCAAAGAATCAAAACTTTGTGTTTAAGTGGGGATTCGACTACAGCTCTACCTTGGATTCTGAGGGCGTACAGTTTGACGCTGACACTGTTATTTCAGAGTATGGAAGTGCTTTATATGGTGTTTCCTATTATTCTGGTGGGGATGCCTTGGGTGAAGTTGTTGTAAGTCCTGGTGGCTACGGAAGCATTCTTCAAGTTGGTTTTGACACTGACATTGAGGGCAGCAGGGTTGCAGTGCAGAAATTCAGTGTGTATGTTAAACCTGGAAGGATCAATTAATGAGTAACTACGTAAAAGTTGTCGATTTCTCGGCTAAAGACTCACTACCAACACTAGACCCGCAAAAGATTGTCCGGGGTAGCGAAATTGATTCGGAGTTCTCAGCAATCCAAACCGCTGTAGCTACCAAAGCTGATTTAGCTTCTCCGGCCTTCACGGGCAGTCCCACAGCAACCACACAAGCAGTTAACAGTAATGGGCAGCAAATCGCCACCACCGCCTTTGTGCGGAGTATTGTCCCGGCAGGGATTATTTCTATGTGGAGTGGTAGTGTTGCCAACATCCCCAGCGGATGGGCATTGTGTGATGGTGCCAATAGCACTCCTGATTTGCGTAACCGCTTTATTGTAGGTGCCGGTAGTGGGTATTCTGTGGGTGCTTCTGGCGGCAGCGCTGATGCTGTTGTTGTAGCTCACACCCACGGTATTACTGATCCCGGCCACGTACACACTTACGAAACACTGTCTCCTGACACTTACGCTGACGGAAGCATCAACGGTGGGTTCCGTAGCGGTACAGCCAGCAGCAGCAATTCAACCACAGGTATTACGGTCAACTCGGCGGGTGTAAGCGGTACTAACGCTAACCTACCTCCTTACTACGCTTTATGCTTCATCATGAAAACGTAACATGAAACATGAGATTGTAACCCGTAAATGGTACAAGATGTATGTAGAATTTCATGATGGTTTGGTGTTCTTCCACACTGATGTTTTGAAATGGAGCAAATCTGTTAAAGAACAATACATAAAAGACTTCACGGCGCTTGCAATGTTCCACCCTAACCTTTACGCCATGCCTTACGAGGCTGATAACAAAATGGTTAAGTTTGGTGATATTTTGGGATTCAAAGTGATTGATACTCACGAATGCACAGATGGTATCAAGCGAAAACTATTCAAGTATGAAAGGGGTGTGTAATGGGTAAACTAGTTAGTGGAATCATTGGCAACATTGGTGCTACACGCGCACAAGATCAAGCTGCACGAAGTCAGGCAGAAGCAGGGCGGGCTGCAGCAGAAGAAGCCAGGTTTCGTCCCATTGGTGTTACCAACGCTTTTGGCAGCAGCAATTTCCAATTTGATCCCAACACAAACAGACTCAGCAGTGCAGGTTATGAACTAAACCCACAATTGGCAGCTTTGCGCGATCAATTCATGGGGATGGCAGGGAGTAACAACCTAGGCCAATCTCAACAATCATTGCAACAAGCGCAACAAGGATTGTTTGGTAGCTTGGCCAATTCAGGTGACATTGCTGGTCGGACACAAGATTTGTATAATCAGCGTCAATCGATGATGGCCCCAGGGCGTGAGCAACAGCTTTCAGACCTTCGTAATCAAGTGTTCCAGTCAGGCCGTAGTGGTTTGTCTGTTGGTGGCACCAATGCTGGTGGCTACGCTGCTGCTAACCCTGAGATGCAAGCATATTTCAATGCACAGCGTCAACAAGATAATGCCATGTTGACAGGTGCAGAACAAGATGCCCGTAACTATCGTGCCAATGATATGCAAACCCTTGGTGGCTTGTTCGGGTTGCAACAGCAAGCATTGTCCCCAACGATGAGCTATCTGCAAGGTGCCCAAGGCATTGAAGGCATTGGTAAAGATGCGTTCAACACTTCCCTGCAACTTGGTCAATTGAATCAGAATCAAGCGGGTGCTAATGCTCTTTACAACAGTGGCATGGCTTCTGCACAAAGTCGTTTAGGTGCTGCCAATAGCCGTAATGCTGGTTGGGGTGCTGCTTTGAACCCTATCCTTGGTGGCCTTTTCGGTTAAGGAGATGTAATGGCAAATGAAATTATCAAGGGGTTGTTTGGCATTTCTCCTACTGAACTGGCTCAACAGCGTGATACGCAACAACAAGCCAGTAATTATCAACTTGCTCGTTTGAGTCCTTCGGAGATGGCTCAATATCAAGGCTTGCAAGGTGCTTCGGTGATTGGGCAAGGGGTGCGTAGCTTGTTCAACGTACAAGACCCTGAAATGCGTGATAGCACTGTTGTAGATGCCACTACACGTAAGATGGCGCAAAGTGGTGTTGATCTTAACAGCTCCACAGGCTTGAAGCAACTGTTGGCAGAGCTGAATCAGCAAGGCGTGTCACCACAAATTATGCAACGTGTCAGTGAAGCTGCGCAGCAATACGCGATTCGCGAACAGCAAATGGCAGCACAAGCTGGCCAGCAACAACAAGAGGCGGCTATGCGGGAAGCAATTGCAGCATTGCCACCTGACGCTACTCCTGATCAAATTGCAGCCGTAACCCGCCAATTCGCTAAGCCTGATTCTGTGTTCAGCTCGGCTGCTTACCTGCAACGCATTGAACAAGAGAACAAGGTAAAACTGGCTCAACTGGCCGCTGAAGGTGCTAGTGCGCAGGCGTTAGCAATGCTGAAGGCACAACAAGCTAAAGAGCTTGAGCGCTTGAAAGCAAGCCTCAAAACAAGTGGTGGTGAAGGTGGTGACAAACCTGCCAACTCTCGCGACCGTAAGTTTGAAATGGATGTTGAAGAACGTATTCAAGGGTATCAAACTCTTGATCGTTCGATGGCGGATGTGGAGAAGATTCTTAATCGAGATGCCGGTATTTACACAGGCAACACCTTTAACGAACTGATGAAGCAAGCTGCTAAACAAACAGGCGGTGCTATCGGCAACAAAGCAAAGATGCAGAACACCGAAGAAATGATGAACGTCATCCGACAAAACATCATCCCGATGTTGGCTAACTTCAAGCCTGCCAGCGATAGCGATATCCGTGTGTTGGAAAGCATGTTGAGTGGCGACACTAAGCTGGATGAGAAAACCATTCGGACAACAGCTAAACAATGGCGTGATGTCGCTAAACGTGAAATTGGGTGGCGCAGCAAGTATTTGAAGAACCCATCAGAAGGTAAACGTCCACCGGAGAAAGACCCATTAGGGCTCTTCCAAGGAGAATAAATGAGTAAACTTCAAGAGTTTCGGGCACAACATCCGGAGTATGATGACGTTTCAGACCAAGAGCTTGCAAAAGCAATTCACCGGGAGTCTTATGCAAACGTGCCATACGCTGAGTTTGAATCTAGGCTGATGGCACCTGCTAAAGCTTCACAGCCTGCCGCGCAGCCAGCGCCACAGCAACAGCAAGATTACCCAACACTTCAAAGCATGTTTGGGCAAGGCAGTCCCTTACAACGCTTTGTAGGTGGTGCTGTCGTTAAGCCAGTGTTGGGGGCTAGCCAAGTCTTGAACAAAGGATTGGCTGCTGTAGCTCCTGGTTTGTTTGGGGGTTTGGCACAAGGTTCTGATGAGTTGATTAAGAGTTACGATGCTTACCAACAACAAGGGATGAAAGAGCTTGGTAACGAAGGGTACGATGTTGTTGGACTGGTTGGGCAAATTGCATCGCCCATCAACGCTGCTGCTAAACTTAAAGCAGCTTCCACAGTTGCTGGTAAGGTTGCCCAAGGTGCAGGTGTTGGCCTTATCAGTGCTGGCATCGACCCAGTAAACGTGGATAAGCTAGAGCCTGGGATGGACTATGGCTCAGAGAAACGTACCAACATGGCAATGGCTACGATTCTTGGTGGTGTGTTGCCAGCAGGTATTGAAGCTATCAAAGGAGGTGCTAAACTTATCTCTGATGTTGCTGCTGTTGGCACCAAAGCAGGTAAGGAGAAGATTCTTCGCGAGTGGTTTGACAATCTTCTTCCCAAAGACAAAGCTAAGGTAGTCGGGTTGTTGCAGAAACCTGATGATGTTGCTGGAAGTGCTCAAACAGCCTCACAGCGCCTTGCTGATATGCCTGAAAGTACGTCACTGGCATCTGCGGAAGAAGCCCTATCGCGCAAGGCAGCAGGGGGTGTTTCCCAAGACTTTGCAGCACGTAGCGTAGCGCAAGAGAAGGCACGTATTAAACTTCTTGACGAAGCTCTTGGTGGTAATCCACAATCAATCAAAGCTCTTGAGCAAGTGAGGGAAACCACAGCAAGTAACAACTACGCTACTGCTTTCTCCACTCCGATTAAAGCAGATAGCAAGCTTACCGAAATTGTTGACAATCCCTATGTCCGTGAAGTAATCCCTGATGTTCAAAAGTCTTTGCTGGCCCGGAAGAAAAGCCCTAAAACAGATTTGACGGAAGCTGTTCATTTGACAAAACTGGCACTAGATGCCAAATTGAAGAATGCCAATTCCCCCGGACAAACTGCCATTAGTTCCGCACAGCAGAAAGATATCCAAGATGTTCGGGCTAAACTCATTGGATGGTTGGAAGACAAGAACCCAGCTTACAAGAAGGCTAGGCTTGATTACGCAAGGGATTCAGCACCTATCAACCAAGCGGAAGTTGGTGCCTACCTCACAGACAAGCTGCGTAGTGCCTCAGAGCAAGAGAGGGCTAATGTGTTCTTGCAAGCGATGCGGGATGCTCCTACAACCTTGCGTAAGTCATCCAGCGGTAGGAATGTAGCAACTAATTTGGAAGATGCACTAACCCCTCAGCAGTTGGCCGCTGTGAAGGCCATTGAAACTGATGTGTTGAAGCAACAGAAAGCACTGGCAAACGCAAGACGAACAGGGAAGATTGACGAAGCTGTTGAAGAAGGTGGGGGTATTCCTAACATGCTGTCAACCACAGCAACCATCATCAATGCTGCTTTGCGTCATGTTAAGGCTGATGCGCGGGTTGAGTTGGAGAAGCAAGCTAAAGATTTGCTTCTGAACCCTGACAAGTTAGCGCAGTTCATTGGTGGTATCCCAAAAGACAAAGGCGGTAAGGTGTTTCTTCAAACGTGGTTCAACAAGCTGTCGCCTGAGATGCAAGATAAGTTCAGAGCTGTGGGTAGCGGTATGGGCTACGGTGTTAAGAATGCCAAAGCTAACGTATGGGGTGCTGCTTTCGGAACTGACTACCAGAAAGAGGAGGAATGATGTATTCATTCAGTAAACGAAGCCTTGACAACATGCAAGGTGTTCACAAAGACTTGGTTAAGGTGATGACTAAAGCCATTGTGGATGCCCCTTTTGACTTTGCTATCACAGAAGGGTTACGGACAAAAGAGAGGCAAGCGGAATTGATTGCTCAGAAGAAGTCTACAACCCTCAATAGTAGGCATATCACAGGCGATGCTGTTGACGTTGCCATCTTCATCGATGGTGAAGTGACTTGGGATTACGAGAAATATGCAATTCTGGCGAAGCACATCAAAGCTGTAGCCCGCTATAACCGCATCCCTATCAAATGGGGTGGAGATTGGAAAACCTTTAAGGATGCTGTTCACTTTGAACTTCACAGGGGGTATTACAAATGAGCTTTTGGGGCAAACTGTTTGGCACAGATGAAGCCATTAAATCGAGCATAGAAGCTGTAAAACAAGGCATTGATGCTCTGGCATACACCGAAGAAGAAAAAGCTACTGATGCCTCTAAAGAGAGGTCAGAGGCACGTAGCATGCTGGTGGGATGGATGGAAGCCACACAAGGGCAGAACCTAGCACGTAGGCTGATTAGCTTGGCTATCACTGGTGTCTGGTTGTTTCAGTATGTTGTCAGTCAGTTTGCCGCATCATTGGCTATCTTTTGGAGTGACAAAGCTCAAGCATTGAATGACTTGGCGGCTCTTCTTCTAAAGAGTGCCAATGACATGTCACCTGCTGTAATGCTCATCTTGGCTTTTTACTTTGCAGCTCCTCACATGGGGGATTTTGCTAAAGCGGTGATTGGTAAGTTTTCAAACAAAGTGGAGAATAGCAAATGACAAAAGCAAAGGATAACAAAACATTACTCAACTATTTAAAGGATATTGCTTCGTCAACTGGAGCGTCATTGGTTGGGTTCATCCAAGCAGGTTCGGGTGCTGTGCAGAGGTCAGTGCAGAGCAAGTTACGTGACACAATCAGTGTGGATGATTTTTTAACGGGTGCTGCTAATGGGCTCGTTGATAACACAGCAGATTTGCAAAGGGCATTAAATGCTTCTGTTGGCAAACGGCTACTCGGATCAGCCTCTCACACATATTTGGTAAGAGATCAATTGATCATTCCAAGCAATGTATCTGTTGATTGGCAGGGGGCTTCCATTATTGACGATGTACGTACTTTTCGGCCACCAAACCAAGCAAGTCGGGCGGCCCCCTTATTTTATATGTATGGTGTCCACGATATTTTAATCAAAAATTTTATCTATACATCTACAGCGACAAGGACAACCGTTAGCAATAATGTGCCAACTGGAATTATTTGGATTGGCGACAATAGTACTACGGGGGATGGACCTACCTATAACATCGAAGTAAGTGGGGTGACTGCGAGTCAATGCGTTGATTACACAATGTTTTTCGGCATTGTTGGCAATGTGTATAATATCAAAGTCAATAATGTAATTATTTCTGGTAAGTGCTCATACGGCATTAATATAGAATATGGGGAAGCCCCAACAGGGACTACTGATCCGCTTAGGTATGGGCAGCACCCATATAACATAACAGTTGAAAATTTCTGCGGAGAAAACAACCCGTACAGTGTTGGATTCTTAAGAGTTGCATCGACTTACAATGTGAAATTTCTCAACTGCTACGGAAAAGATGTGACTAGTTTTATTTATGCATGGACTGGCGATCGAAGCATTTCTAGAGTGAGCGAATCAGTTGTATTCGAGAATTGCGCTCACTATGCCAGCAGCACATTTTTGCCAGCAGTTATAAATTACTGTGTTTCTGTGTTGTCTGTTAATAAAGATGGTAGCACAAGTGAGACATTGCCTGCATTCACAAATTATGATCATTTGTTTTCCTTTAATAACTGCCAATTCCAAAACAACAAAGTAGTGGATAGCGCTGCTATACGTTTTTTTGGCTGCTTAGGAAGTACGGTATTTAGAAGCTGCGTTATCCGCAATTCATATTACGGAGTTAGGGCAGAACCTGGGTTAAATCCAGATTACACATCTTTTTCTTCTTTGTCTTTTGAAGAATGCAACTTCATTAACAACAGTAGGGATGTTATCCTAAGCGGTATTCAAGGAGTTGAGTTTTCTCATTGCAAATTCAAGAATCCTGATAATACACTCATCCCTATAAAATTGTCAAACAGTTCAGTCCATAATAAATTCATCTCTTGCAGATTTGAAGGATGCACCTTAGCGTCCTACGCAGTAGTTGATTCAGGTTGTTCCCGGAATGAGTTCAGCCAAAACACGTTTGCAGCAGGCGTATCTTCGGCATCTCTTGACCTGAACGCAGAAACTTTAGGCTCCGGAAATAGCAGCACCCCTCCTTTGTGTTACCCTGATTGGCTCCATTATGGATTACTGGGACAGGTAGAAACTTTGTATACTGACATAACGCTTGTCCCGAGCACAGCAGCCGACGCATCAAAAAGAAAGCAGTATGTCGCCCTTACTGGGGCAGCAAGTAAAACAATTGATAGCATCATTAATGGTAAAATTGGAGATGAAGTAGTATTCCAGTCTGCATCGTCGATTGCAACAGTAACCTTTAATAATTTGGCTTCTGTTGGAACCCTGAACAGAATTGCCTGTCCAGGCGGTGCCAACCTGACAAAAACGGGTAAGTTGTGGACTGTTAGATGTAAGCTCACGGAAATAGGGTGGATTCTTATGGACTGCCCTTAAAATTTTCCATTTTCACAAATAATTAGTCAGTAAACACATCAGGCGGGTTGCCACAATACGTCCTGACATTTCGTTAACCCAAAAACGAAAAAGCCCTACTAAGTAATCAGCTTAGTAGGGCTTTTTTTATGTCATAATGGCAAGGAACACGAAACCAATGAAGGCTCCAAAGACTGTGGCAACAAAGTTCTCTGGTGTTCGATCTTTCTTATAATACCAGTCAAACACCACTTTAGCAATCCCAGTATTGTAGGCGATGAAGAAAGCTACAATGGGGTTTACAAAGTAGCCAGCAACCAGAGCAACAAACAAACCAAATAGCAAATGTGCTTTCATCGGAAGATCAAGTTAAGGCTAATGAGATACGCTGCTGCAATGAAGGCACCCAACACAGTGAATGCGAAATCAGCGAAGTCAGACGTATGATTTTCAGGGTGTTTACTATCGTACACCTCTTTGAAGAACCCAACAACCATCGCGATTAGGGCTGCGAAGATTGGAGGGATTAAATAGCCGAGTGCAAGTGTGAGGGCTGCACCAACGGCAATGTGGGCTTGTTTATCAATAGCGATCACGGTGGTTCCTTTCAATCAAAATCGTAGAGGAAAACACAACGTCGAAAGTAGTTGTGCATGTTCCCCATTGTCATGGTTTCGATGAACTGTTTATGTTCAATGCCTCTCTTACTTACAAAGTTCATAGTCACGCCCTGATAGTCACCTAAACATTGAAGATCAGAGCGCTCAAAACTAATCTTGCACTTCTTGAGCTTTTCTGGATTGAAGGCTGGGTAGGAGTAATCAGGTTCTTTCATGTCCTCAAACTCCCAATCGTCGAACAGTTCTTCTAGCATCTCAAGAGGAATTTTAGTATGTGGATGGCAGTGGTAATCTCTCCACATCTCATTTCCGTTAAGCGCTCCCTTATTAAGGAACAGCACATGCCCGTCATCAAAATAGAGTTCCATGTCCGGGTAGTTCTTAGCAAACTTCATCACATGCATGATTCACACTCCCCTGTGCTGCCTTTGACACCAGTGAGCGTGTAGGCGTAATAAAGACCGATGATCTTAGGATTCAACATAGCCTCCTTAAAAACAGCACTTACATACTTCTCAGATGCCTCTGAGCTAAAGAACAGATTAACACTTTGCCATTGGTCAATCAAGTCTGAGCGCATTGAAGCGTGCCGGACAACAGAATGTTGGTTGATCTCAAACGCCGTCTTAAAAACTTTCTTTTCCTCATCGGTAAGCCAGTCTACATCTTGCACGCTTCCAAACGCTGCTGAAATTTTAGCAATCTCAGCTTCGATATTGTCGCATCTTTCTTTTGCCAAGTCAAGTAGAACAGGCTCAATCCGGTCTACGTTCCCTGCTGCTGTTGCCTGGGTGAACGTGTAAGCAGGCATCGGATTGATCCCCTCGGACACTCCACCCATCAGTAGGGCGGTGCTTTTCGTTGGGGCGACGGCGATGCGTGAAGCGTTAAACCTTCCCTCTACGAAAGAATGCTTGTTGAGCGCCTCAAAGATTTCCATGTTCAACCAGTTAGCTTGCAGGCTCTCCCACGGAACCCTTTTGTTTAGAAGCAATGTGTGGTAGCCACAGACACCGAGACCGATGGCGCGGAACTCAGAGGTAAAGCGGTGAATCTTTTCAAAGCCTGGGTAGCCTTTACTTTGCTCAAGAAACTCATCGATCACACAGTTAAGGAACTCAGTAGCCCACATCACGTAACATTTATCTGTTCCAAGGCTGGATTTAATTTTATCCCAATGAACGAGGTTCAACGATGATAGAACACAAGAGTAAGTGTAATCATCATCAGAGGGCAGCAAAATTTCCGAACACAAATTACTGGCTTTGTTTGTCAGTCCTTTTTCTTTGTAGCTTTGTGGCAACTTCCTATTAGCTTTGTCCGAGAACCACAAATACCCCTTACCTGTAATCATCTTGGCTTTGAGGATTTTCTTGTACCGCCGAAGGGCGTCCTCATCTTTCTTGTTTAGCTTATCAACGAAAGAATCAGGGATGATCCACCCGATGTTGAGGTCATCCGGAGTCGCCATAAGCATATCACACACTTCATCAAAATCTCCGTGCGTAACGGGAAGGTATCCAGCGAATGCGCCACGGCGGTTGCTCCCCTGACTAACGAGAGACATATCCTGCACAAACCCTTGAAGCAATGGAGCCACTCCCGAAGCTTTCCCATTGCCCTTAAACGGACTGCCGCGCTTCCGAATATCTCCAAGGTAGGCTGATGTGCCAAAGCCCATCTTTGTAAGCATGGCGACCTCATGGCGGCTTTTGTAGAAGCTATCAACACTGTCGCCAACATAACTGCCAGCGCATGAAATAGGGAATCCGCGCCGAGTACCCATGTTACTTAGGACGGGCGTAGACGGGGACAAGATTCCATCCCACAGCATGTTAAAGAACATTTTATTAGCGCCGGGCAACTTACTGTGCTTGGCCGCTGTGGCCGCGATGCGCTGAAATTGTTCTTTAATAGACTTTGCTTCAAACAAGTATTTTTGTTTGAACATGATGTAGCCACCAGTCGTGTACCATGGAGGGGTGTCCCCCTTTGTTTGACTGATTTTTCGTTCACGGCTGAACCGTTCATACATTTCATTACCGAGAGAAGTCATTCTGCCCTTTCTGCAACACTGCTCATAAATTTTTGCTTTGCACTGATGTACGCATCCCGCGCTTGTTCTTCGTTATCATAGTACCCCAAAGACTTCATGCGCTTGTCTATCCTCAAGTACGCTTGAAACTTCTTAGCTACTTTATTGTAGTAGTACCCTCTGGCACTCCTGTTGTGCATGTTGACAGAGTGGGTAGCGATGCGAAGATTGTCAATGAGGTTGTTCCTTGGATTCCTGTCAATATGGTCAATGTACCCCTTTGGGTCTTCTCCATAGTGCATTTTCCAAAGTAGCCTGTGGGCAAGAAACTGTTTCCCATTTATTTCAATCTTGATGTACCCTTTACTATCTACCCATCCTGCAACTTTACCTTTCCTGTAGAGAACCCCATCCTTCTCCTGAAACAGGTGATTAAGCTCATCTAGTGGCGGGAGTTCTTGATACTCTACCATTCAAAACTATCCTCGCTCCAAGAACGAACATATTCCTTACTTGCTCCTGTGAAGAAGTCAGTAAAGGAAAAGTTGTTAATATCTTTGTAGAACCAAGATGCAATCACAGATTCATGCGGCTTGAAGATGGATTCAATACCAAGGTTGTTCAAACACAAATCAAGGCGATGGTCAACAAAGTCATTCAATTGCTTGGCTGTGATCCCTTCAATGTTCCCTTTCTCGAAGATCATCGACACAATCTGTTGCTCATGTTCTCGGATGGTACACGCTGCACGAATCAACCTCTCACGAACGCGGCTAGACAAGGTTGTTTCTTCTGCCAGTTGGCGGAAACTCCAAGCACCCCCTAGTGAGTGATAGTTTTCATCTCGAACACTAAAGGCAATGCCTCGGTTCACATTGTTAAGTTTGTTCTTACCGTTGGCCTGGAAGTGTTTTAGGAAAGCGAAGCTGCTGTAAAGCACAGCTCCTTCAACCATGCTGAAAACGCCAATGCTGAACAAATCATCAGGATCGTTGATACACTCATCAATGTATTCCATCCGAGTCTTGAGGATTGGAGTGTCTACATAGCTTGTATAAAAATCATCGGTAGAAACATTCAAAGCCTCATTCAACTTGGCGTAGAATGGAGCATGAACAGCCAACTCAAACATGGAGAACACACTAGCCATACGGCGGAACTCATGGCGGGGGAAGATGCGAACATAACGATCTCCCCAATAATCTCCGCCCGCACGAAGCTCATACAGTGTGAACAGCCGAAGCGTTGACAGCACCCCATGCTTCTCTGCTTCTGTCATGTCTACAAGGATTGACTGAACATCCTTGGATACATCAATTTCATCGGCTGTCCAGAACACTTCAAGCTGCTTCGTAGCAAACTCAATGGGCTTGTGATACTTAACAACTACACTGTC